GTTCCTCGACAATCACCTCGGCGAAACCTGCGCGATCGATTTCCTCACCGTACCGACGGTCATGTTCCGGACGCTCTATGTCTTCGTCGTCCTGTCGCTCGACCGTCGCCGAATCGTCCACCTCAACGTCACGACGCACCCGACGGCCGCATGGACCGCCAGTCAGCTATACCAGGCCTTCCCCTTCGACACCGAGCCACGATTCCTGGTGCGAGATCGTGACGGCATCTACGGCGCCGAGGTGCAACAGGCCCTGCACCGCATGAACATCGAGGAAAAGGTGATCAGTGCGCGTTCGCCGTGGCAGAACGGATACTGCGAACGCGTCGTCGGCACTCTCAAACGGGAATGCCTGAACCATATGATCATATTCAACGAATCGCACGCACGCCGCATTCTCAAACAGTATCTATTATATTACCACGGCACGCGGACACACCTCGGTCTCGGCAAAGATACACCCGACAATCGTCCCATAGAGCCGACTGAGTCCGGCGCCGTGAAGCGCCGAGTCTTCCTCGGCGGCCTGCATAGCAGATATTACCGGTCCGCCGCGTAATATTTCGCGACTCAACCTGCGGCGGTTCACTGTTTCGGCATGCCCGCCGCACTCGAACCTGTGGCTCCAATGTCCGGCCACCACCGGCCGCGTCGTCAGTCCCTGCCACCCCACATCGACTACGGCATCCAAATTCACTTTTCGGCCGACTTCATGGCGAAAGACGCCGCGATATGGCAATCCTCCGGTCCATCGTTGGGGTTTTTAGTAGGCACAACGGGCGCGCCCTGGACCGCCACCTGGCCATCCCCCTCGCCGCCACTGTCCGCCTGGCTGAATAGATCCGCCCCGCCCTCCACCCGCGCCCCGAGCCATCCGGGGGCTTCGGGTTGATTGGCCGGTCCGGCTTCGATTGCCCTGATCCACTGGTACGGCTTCCCGCCTACCACCGAAGGCGGCAGGACGATGTAGCCACCGTTGGCCCGGGTGTCGACCTTCGGCGCGAGCCTGCTGGCTGTACTGCTCCAGGCCTTGCCTGCCGGCTGGCGGAAGATGTAGTGCCGGCCGCCGCGAGGGGTCAGCGATACCGGGCACTCCGCGAGACCTTCCAAGTCATCGCCGGGCCAGGGATTGTCGGCCCCATCGACGTCGACGACCAGAAGGCCCGCGGTCGGCATACCGATGTTCGAGTCCGGCCGTGCCGTCCACCAGGCCGTGATCTGGTTGACATCCGTCGTCGCATCCCAAAACCCATGTGTCGTCGCAGGGGCCTTCCCGCCCGGAACGCACGGGAAGACCGGGTACCCGAGCTCGGCATACCTCAACGCCGCCTTCAGCATCTTCCCGTCGGATTCGCCCACAACCACCTGCTTCATGGTCAGAAGGGTAGATCGTCGTCATCCAGCGGGTCGTAGGCACCCGCGGTACCACCGGCCAGAACTCCCGCCGGCTCGAGGTCGTCGTCCATCCCCGGCTCACGCCACGCCGGCCTCTCGTCCAACTCGTAACCGATGATCCGCGGGAACTGGTCACCCACCACGGTGCGCACGGTGATCGAGCGGGTCCGGCAGAGTGCGCCGTCGTTGGCCAGCAACTCCGCCTCGGCCGCGGTCCGAGGCGCCGGAGCGGTCGACCTGCGCCGCCACCACGATTCGGCCTTCTGGCGAGCCCAGCCGGTATGTTCGAAGCAGATCCACTCGGACTGGTGCTGATGAAAGCCGGTCTGGTACTCGACCCGCAGGGTCTTCGGCGCGTCCTCTGGTGCGCCCTTCTTGCTGTGGACGCTGTAGAAGACCCCACGCACGTCGTGGACCGTGGTCGTCACCTCGCCCGAAAGGATGCCCTCGGTGGACGCTGTCGCCTCGTGCTGCCGTCGCTCCGGAGGCGGGAACTCGTAGCCGCAGTCCGGGCACACGGCGTAGCCGGCAGCGATCAGGCTCTGGCACACTGGGCATTGCTTGGCTGGCGCCTCGCCGTTGCCGCGATGGTTGACGGCCTGGATCCGGATGGCGTCGACCGGCCCGTGCCGCAGCACGTTGCCCCCGAAGTCCAGGACCAGGCAGTTCTCCTTGCCCTGGTTCAGGCGGAAGCCGCGCCCCACCATTTGGTAGTAGAGACCCGGGGAGAGCGTCGGCCGCACCATGGCCACGCAGTCGATGTTCGGCGCGTCGAACCCCATGGTCAGCACGTTGACGTTGACCAGGTACTTGATCCTGCCGGCCTTGAACTCGGCCAGGACCCGGTCGCGCTCTTCGGTCGCGGTCTCGCCGAAGACGGTGGCCACCGGCTCGCTCGTCATCCGGCGCAAGACCGCGGCGACGTGTTCGCCATGCTGGATTCCGGTGGTGAACACGAGGACCGAGTGCCGCCCCTGGGCCTGCTCGACGATCTCCCGGCAGGCCGACTCGACGAGTTCGTCGGTGTCCATTAGGTCCTCGGCCTCGCCGGCCACGAACTCACCCGCGCGCACATGCAGACCCGATGTGTCCAGCGGCTGGGCGCACCCCTTGGTGATCAACGGACAGAGGTAGCCCTGGACGATCAGCTCCTTCACGCCAATCTCGTAGCAAACCTCGTTCAGGACGTTGCCAGGCTCGCAGATCATCCCGCTCTTCATCCGGAACGGTGTCGCGGTCAGCCCGATCACCCGCAGCTTCGGGTTCACCTTGCGGGCGTCCTCCAGGAAGGTTCGGTACATCCCTTCGCCGTCCGGGGGAAGCATGTGCGCCTCGTCGATGATCACCAGGTCGAAGGAGTCGAGCTCGCAGGCTCGCCGGTAGACCGACTGGATGCCCGCGATGATGATCGGGTGCTCGGTGTCCCTGCTCTTTAGGCCCGCCGAGTAGATCCCGGTCTTCATCCACATCTCGGGAGCGACGACATGGATCTTGTCCAGCGCCTGCTCGAGCAGTTCCTTGACGTGGGCCAGGATCAGGACGCGGCCGCCCCAGCGTCCCACGGCATCCCTGCAGACCGTGGCCATGACCGGGGTCTTGCCGCCGCCAGTCGGAATCACCACGCAGGGGTTGTCGTCGCGTTCGCGCAGGTGGCTGTAGATCGCAGCTACCGCCTCCTGTTGGTAGGGCCTGAGCTCAAGCACTTCGAACTTCCTCCAGGCGCACCAGAGTGCGGCCGCCTCGGACTGTCCCGCACATCTCGATGTTCAGCTTCTTGATCTGGCTGTCGTCGGCGTACAGGCCGCCGTGCTGGAGCGCATCAAGAAGTGCCTTTTGCAAATTGTCTGCATCGCGACGTTGGTGATTAGGCGGGTAGACTTCGATCTCCATGCGCAGCGGCCCCCGCAAGCCGCCGACCCCGAGACCGGCGAGGATGGCGCAGACCCGTTCGCGGAACCTGCGCCCCTCGCGGCTGATGAGTGTCCGGTGACCAACGCGCCGGTAGTAGTGGTTCACCGACGGCGGAAACGGCAACTCGATCTCGATCATCGGCGGGCCCAGGGCGGGGTGCTGGTCGCCTCCTGCTGGGGCACGCCCGCGGCGGCGTCCTTCCTGGCATAGCCGCGGATCTCGTTGACCACGTCGCCGGTGTCGTCGCGCTTCTTGCATTTCACCGTGATCACCAGGGGCAGGTTGTGCAGTTCGACCGAGTCCTTGGGCTGCAACACCCCGATCGCGCGGCAGAGGGCCGACAGCTCTCCCTGGGAGATCTGGACGGCCTGTCGGTTCGGGTTGTCCAGGTTGAGCCGCGACCAGAGAAGCCGGTTCTTGAACGGCCCGTCGATCACCTGGAAGGTCAGCTCGAGGTAGTGGCCGGCACCGCTCTTGGTCGGCTTCATCTGCGAGTCGGTGATGATGGCGACGTACTTGCCCGCCGGCAGCGGCTCGAAATCGGTCGCGGGATCGACGTTGTTGGCATCGAAGCCATTGAGATTCGCCATGGTTACTTCGCTCCTTTGCTCTTGCCGCCCTGGGGCGCGCTGATCGGTTCGGTGGTCATGTGCTGGGCGTAGACGTTCCAGTCCAGCGGCATCTCTTCGGGGAGACTCAGGCGGTTCTTGGCGACGTGAGCGGGTCGTTCGACCGTGCGCAGGACGCGCTCGCCGGTGCCGATGCCCTGGTTGCGCTTGCGGTCGAAGCCCTCGTCCGTCTGCTTGGTGAAGACCTTGAACGTGGCGAACAGGACCTCGTCGCACCACTCCTGCAGAACCTGCGAAGCCAGGCGGTGCAGACGCGGCACGTAGCGGTCGTAGCTATCGGTCTCAGGGTTCTCGAAGCGCTCGATCCGGGCGTGGGCGATCAGGATCGTCGTCATGCCCTTGTCGCTGCGCAGCGCGGACAGGCCCTCGAGGAACTCGCGCCATTGCGACATGGCGAACACGTAGCCCTTGGCGTAGCCGATGTCCTCGATGCTCTCGACATTCCGCTTGCGGCAGACGTCGGTCCAGATCAAGCGCTCGAGCCAGTCCAGCGAGTCCACGACGACGGTTCGATAGGGGTGCTCGTCGGTGTAGAGCTCCGACAGGGCCTGCATGGCCTGATCGAACGTCGTGGTGACCGGGAACTTGGCGCAGTTGATCTCGCCCAGACCGTCCTCCGTCTGGATGAACACGGGCTTCGGTGCGCACGAGGCGAAGGTCGACTTCCCGATGCCGTGGGTGCCGTAGAGCATCACCCGTCTCGGGGCCGGGCCTCGTCCGCTGGTGACTTGCTGCAGAAGCTTCACGGTCGCATCTCCTTTTCGGTTGAGGTTGGTCGGGAAGCGGGCGGACCCAGGGAGTCCCGACGCGCTCGGGCGACAGCACGTCACGCCATTCCGCCCGCTCCCCTTTCGTCTAGATCCAGTCGAAGTCGCGGATGTCCTCGTAGCCAGTGAGCCACTCGTCCCGCTCTCGGCAGTCGATCAGGCGCGCGATGCCTTCCTCGTTCTCCTTCTGGGCGAGCCCGAGAACCTCCTCACTGATCCGCCAGACGCCGCAGCGCACGGGCTCGCGCTTCTCCACGGCGATCATGTAGACGGGCAGGTTCGTGCCGGTGAGGAAAGCGATCACGGATCGGTAGAAGGCCAACTGATGGGCGTAGCCGTAGGCGCGCGCATCCGTCTGGAGCCAGTCGATGTTCTCGCAGGTCTTCAGGTCGACGATCCCGCGCTCGGGATTCAGCCAGTCCAGACGCGACTGGCACGGCACCCCGCAGTACGTCGCCCGCACCACGCCTTCGGGAACACCATCAGCCAGAAGAGCCGAGGCGTGCTTGTGGGCCTGCACCGACGCGTCCAGACTCTCGATCAGGGCCGCCTGATCGTCGTCGAGCACAGGCTTGCCCTGCGCATCCGCCCAATCCTGGAATGCCTTGGTGCGGCTGCCGAACGGCTGGCCGGTCTTGGGGTTGATCGGCCCACCGAAGGCGTAGGTCTGCTCGTACACCTCGCGGCCCTCGAGGATCAGGACGTGCGCGGCGCGCCCGACGACGTACGCCGGGCGGTCCTGGTCCTGAACCAGCCCGAGTTCCTTCTTGTGGAAGAGCAGCGGGTTGCGCCGGAACTCGGCCAGCCTGTGGCTGGACAGGTACTTGCCAGCCTGGGCGTGGTACACGTCGGCCGGTTCGCAGATCAGGTCCTGGACGCTCCACGCGCGTCGCTTGAAGACTTCTGGCAGGTTCATGAGTTGAGGTCCTCCGTTTCCGTCTTGGGCATGCGCTCGACGCGGCTGACCGAAAAGGCCCCCTCGCCGAACTCCCGGATGGCAAAACCCGTGAAGATGCGGCTGATGTCCTGACCGACGACCGTGTCGGCATCGATCACGCAGGCGTGTTTCTCGGCGTCGAAGCAGTACTTCGCGTCGAGCCTCACCCGCGACTTCCCGTGCAGGCCCTCGACCGCCATCACGGCCAGGAGCAGGGTGCTCTCGATCTCGTCTGCCGGCGCGGTGGCCTCGAACTCGTAGCGGTGGATTTCTCGGTTCATCGTGCTTCCTCTTTTGCAGTTCCGGGCGTGTCTGCCCGCTGAGGGTTACTTACCCTGTCCCTTGCCGAGGTGTCGGGAGTCGCCGAGGTATTCGCGCAGTCCGTTGTCCTCGAAGATCTTCCGCAGACGGGCGATGCCCTTTTCGTAGAGCGTGCTGCGCGGCACGCCGATTTCGCGGGCGATCTCGGCCACGGTTCGGGTCTGCAGGCGGCGGGCGAGGTCACGCAGATCCTCGGGCAACTCATCCAGCACCAACGATAGGTCGAGCCTCAGGTCGATACGCTCGGCCTCGGGGAGGTCGTGGCGCGCGACTTCTTCGTCGTAGGCGTCCTGGCTGAGGACCTCGTCGAGCCCGCGTTGCTGGCCGTCCTGGTCCTCGACCTGCGCATCCAGCGGGCAGACCTGCCGCCGGTAGTCGCGCTTCTCTTGCCTCTGGTGGCGGATCAGGGTAGAGACCTTGCGGTCGACGACACGGGCCACGAAGGTGCTTAGACCCGCCCTGTCGGGATCGTATTTGGCGAGTCGCCGCAGCAGATCCAGCGTCATTTCCTGCTGCAGGTCGTCGTAGTCGTCGCGGGTGAATCCGTACTTGTTGATCAACTGCCGGGCTTTGTGTCGAATGACATCACGGGCGTATCCGTCGAGGATGCGCTGCTTTGCGTTCTCCATCGAAACCTCTTTTGAGGCCGCGGAGAGGCGCAAGGGTGTCGCACGAGGCAGCGCATAGACCGGCGTGGCGGAGGCACACGTGGTTCGCCGTTACGGCGACACCCACATGCACCTCCACCTTGTGGCCGGTTGTATGTCTGGTGACGATCAGTCAGGGAAGGGAGCGGGGCGGCCAGCCCCTTGTCTCAGGCGGAGGCCTCCTCCACCTGCATGCGGAAGGGCAGGCCTTGCTTGATCTCCAGGCGACGCACCGTCGCGCTGCCGAGGGAGGCGAACGCGCCCATGAGTTCCTGGACGTTGGACTTCAGGGCGAAATCGGTGAGCCCGGCTTCGGGACGACGACCGTTGCCGGCGCCGAACTTCACGTCCCGGACAATGCGGGGGCGAGGCTTGAGCACCGGCAGGCCGTCGCGGATCACGAGCCCTTCGATGATGCCGAAATCGATTTTCTGCATCAGCTCGACGAGCTCGGCCTGGGGGGGCAAGAGAGCGGATTTCCTGGGAGGCGTCATGGCGGTTCCTTCCTGATGTGGGCTTCCTGGGGATAAGCTGTGCGTAACCTGTGGCCTAAACACTAAACACTGTGTACGAAAAAAAGGCCGGGGACATCACGAGAACAGCCTGGGCTCCGGCACGCGATCCAGAATCAAGCCGAGTTCGACCAGGCGGATCTGCATCGCCTGCGCCGAGACCTCGAACACCGACGCCAGCTGCCGCGCCGCATCGACCGTGGGCCGCTCGTCGTCGCCGAGACCCCAGCGGGCTTTCAGGTCCGCGATCTCATCGAGAGCGGCGTACGGCTTCCGTGACCCGTAGATGGATTCCCACTGAGCGTAGACCATCTCCTTCGGCATCAGCAGGTATCCGGCAAAACAGTCTGCCTGCCGTTCCAACGGGCTCTTGTCGCCGGACCGGCAGATCACCGGCCGATCAGCGCCCGCGAACATGGCCGCCTGACCTTCGGCGGACAGGTACCGCTGGCGGTGCAACTCCCAATGGCCGACCTCGTGCGCGACGGTAAATCGGTACCTCCCCAGTCTGGACGGGAATACGGTCGGATCGAGCGACTGGTCGATCTTCACCTCTCGAGACCGGAACCAGGTTGCACCCAGGACATCTCGGGCGTTTAGCAGCCGCGGGAGATCTGCGATGTCGAACGTGAGACCGAGATGGGCCTCGATGATCTCTTCGACGGGAACCGGCGGCTGAACACTTACATGATACTTCCTGCCGTACTCGGCCAACAAGACCAGGGCATCAGCTTCGATGTCTTTCTTGGGGACAAAGCCGTGGACAGAGCCGTGGACAAGTTTGGTATTGCGCGCCATGCGTGCCTCCTGCACATCCTGGGCTCAGGACTTCTTCTTCATGTACCGTATGGTTCGTTCGAGATCCTCGGCGGTCAGGCCACGGTCTCTTGCCGTCCGCAGCAAGTCGGCCATCGCCTTGGGCTCGGACTTGATGATCTCACCGAGCTCCGGGTCCGTCTTGCCGGCCAGCGCCAGTAACTCGTCGGCATCGACTTCGAGCAGTGCAGCCATCGTGATGATGTGCTCCGCTTTCGGCGGATCGAATTCTCCGGTTTCGATCTTGCTCAGGAACGTGGCGCTTATACCGACCCTCTGTGCGAACTGCCTGAGGGAGAAAGTGGGATCGTCCGCCTTCTTCGCCTCGCGGAGATCACGAATCCGCTGACCGAATGCGGGGTTTCCTGCCATGGTTTCACCTCCTCGTCGTTGCCGAGCGGCCGCGCTGGGCCGCCCGAGCTGTCGGATGTCGTCGCCCGTCCGCGTTTAATAAATAGTACACACGCGGACACCCGTCAAGAGCGCCTGTTCGATTCTCTGGTGACCTGTTGTGAGACAACAAGATAGAAGAACCACGCCGGTTCCTGGGGTCAATCCGGGAGCCCCGCCTTGAGAGCCCGCCACATCACCCGCTGCTTCCGCCAGTCCGGAACCGCGGCGATCGGCCGGACCATCTTCTCGCCGACGGGGGCCCGGCCGCCATCCGAGCGGGGCAGGTACAGGATCTCCTCCTGGATGTCCGGAGCCAGCAGGACCAGGCTCATGATCTGGGTCATGCGGGCGCGCGTCACCAGCTGCAAGCGGGCCAGCTCGGCGTAGTCGGCGACTTCCCCCTGCCGATGAAGGTCCGCCATGTGGATCGCCAAGGCCATCACGCGCGACACACGCGGCACGCTGCCCAGAGTCGGCTGGAGCGCCTTGACGCCTTCCTGCAGCACCTTCCTGCCACGCTTCATGCTCCGGAAATGGACTTCCTTCGTGATCTTCAGCGGCCGTGTCATGCGTTCTCCTCCGCGTACTCGCGCGATAGCATCTCGATGCCCGCCGGGTGGAAAGTCACCGCCACCGTTCCCTTGTCGCCGTCGTAGTCCACACGCTGGACCAGCAGGCGAAGCACCCGCGCCTGCTCGCGTAGCGTGAGCGTCTCCCAGACGGGATCGAAGGCGGCCATGGCTCGGGCGGCTTCCTTCTCGTCGATCAAGTCCCGCCCCAAGGGCGCGAGCTCTTCTCTGATTTCAGCCAGGCGCTGCTCCGCGCTCCGGATGCGATCCAACAGGTCAGCCATGCGGTCGGTGGCTGTGCCGCCAGACCCGACCGAACCCGCCAGGTCGCGCATCTGGGCGTTGTGGCGCCCCAGTTCGCGCGCTAGACCCGACTTCTCCGCCTCGAGTTCCTTGATCCGCGCCTTGGCCTCGGCCCGCGCTCCGCCCAGCGTCTCGGCTAGGAGCGCCTGATCGCTCCCGATGCTACGCACCTGGTCGACGACGAACTTCTCGATCTCGCCGGCGGGGATCGACTTTGACGGGCAGTTGTGCCAGCCGCGCTTCTGGGCGTTGGCGCAGACGTAGTACCGGTAACGCCGGTCCTGCTTGGTCGTGTGCGTTGGGACCATGGCGCAGTTGCATGGCACGCAATTGATCAGGCCCTTGAGGATCGCACCGAACTGGTTGCGGACGTGCTTGCCGCCGGTGGCCCCGTTGCGCCCCAGGATCTGCCTGACGCGGCGGAACGTCTCGTCGTCCACGATCGCCGGTTGCTCCCCGTCGTGAATCTCGTCCTTGTAGGTCATCCGGCCAGTGTAAAGGACGTTGGTCAACAGGCTGTAGAGGCTGTGCTTGTTGAACGGCGAGCCGCCGGATTCGCGGCCCTTCTTGGTGGTCCACTGCTTGTTGGTCCATCCCCGCGCGTCCAGCTCAGCGATCGTGGCGATGAGCGACTCGCGGTCCAGGTATAGCTCGTAGATGGCCCGCACGCGGGCCGCCTCAGCCTCATTGACCAGCAGGCGACCACCCCGGGGATCGACATCGAAGCCGAGGATCGGCCGCCCGCCCGACCACTTCCCCTTGCGGCGGGCCGCGGCGATCTTGTCACGCGTGCGCTCGGAGATGATCTCCCGCTCGAACTGCGCGAACGACAGCAGGATATTCAGGGTCAGCCGACCCATGGAGCTCGTCGTGTTGAACTGCTGCGTCACAGAGACGAAGGAGACGCCGCGCTTGTCGAGAGCCTCCATGATTCGGGTGAAGTCCAGCAGGCTTCGCGACATCCGGTCGACCTTGTAGACCACGATGCAGTCAATCCGCCCGGCCTCGACGTCGGCCATCAGACGCTTGAACGCTGGGCGTTCCATGTTGCCGCCAGTGTAGCCGCCGTCATCGTACCGATCGGGCAGGCAGACCCACCCCTCGCTCTTCTGGCTGGCAATGAAGGCCTCGCCGGCCTCGCGCTGTGCGTCGAGGCTGTTGAACTCCTGCTCGAGCCCCTCCTCGGTGCTCTTGCGTGTGTAGGTGGCGCAGCGAATCGTCGGGGTGTCCGTCTTCCTACCGGCCATCAGCGCACCCCGCCTCGCCCAACTTGAAGAAGTGGAATCCGTTCCAATGCGTGCCGGTGACCTTCTTGGCCACGGCGCTCAAGGTCCGGTAGATGTCGCCCTCGTACTCGAACCCCTTTGGTAGGACCCGCACCTCGATGGTCTGGTCCTTGTAGCGGCGCATGATGATCGCGCCGGGCATGGGTAGGCGGTCGTCCTGGGGGAACTCGATCGGGGCGGTTGCGGTCACGCCGCCGGGCACGACGGCCCGCGGCCTCGGCGCGGTCAAGCGGACGTCGGACTCGGTGGCCAGTTCCCGGGCCCGCTGCCGGGCACGCTCGGACAAGTCGCCCTCCTGGTTGACCTGCAGGCGCCAGACGATGCGGCGGATCAG